ATCCAACAGCAAAACACTTCGCTGGCTGTTATTAGTGTAACTTCTGGTTCAGTATATAACTCTGGCATCGGTGGTATTCTTAACAAGATGGGTGGTCTTGATACTTGGGAAGGTGTTCTTGTGGTTCACCATAGTGGTATCAGTGAATATGAATCATGGGCTGAATCTGAAGCAAAGCTGAAAGCAGCCATGAAGCGTGTTCACCCGAACTGTAAAATTAAATACGTTTTATTGAACTCGTTCAAGAAACAAACAAAGATTAAGGTGTGATGGATTACAGACTAAAAGAAAACAGAAGAGAAGCCTTTATCCGCTGGTACGCATGGTCATTAAAATACGATGACTGTGACCCAGCGGTTTGGGCTACAAACTATCTACATAAACGCTATGAGCATAACGACGAAGAACGTATTTGGTTTGCGTGGTTATATGGTAACACGTATCAATTGCCAACTGCTTGGGTATTGAAGAACGAATTCCCTGACTTCGAGTTAGCAACTGTTGATCGTATAACGCAATGGAATACTGTTAACTACAAACGTCTAAGATATCAGACGGATACGAAATGGAACAAAGGGCATCTCCCTTCAATGTTTGAATCGTATCAAAAGTTTATCGGTAATAAAACACAACGAGAAGTAATGGAGAGTTATTATGGAGACAACGAAGAACAAAACTTTGATAACCTGTGGGGTGTACTTAAAAACAGCCTTCATAAATTTGGTCGTTATTCTACTTGGTTTTACCTTCAGCATCTTAAGCATACTGCTGGTATTCGCATTTCTCCTACTTCACTTATGCTCAGTGATTATGATGGTTCCCGTTCTCATCGTAATGGATTATTATATGCCCTTGGACAAGAAGACGATGTTGATAGAAAACTATCTGGATCAGAGTACGATGCTCTCGAAAGGTCTGCTAGAGCAATTCTTCAGGAAACCGCACAACGATTCCCAGAGTTGGTGGAACAGATAGACTTCTTCACTATGGAAACGTGCTTGTGTTCTTTCAAGAAAATCTTTAGAGCAAAGCATGGTCGTTACATGGGTTATTACCTTGACCGCCAAGCTGAAGAGATTATGCAAGCTGAGGGTGATGGTTGGTATGGTATTGATTGGAATGTTATGTGGCAATCACGTAATGAAACTATTGACTTGAGACTTGACCGCAAGACTGGTATTGACAAAGAAAAGTTTACTTACTTTATAAACTCAGGTAAAATAGAAAACCTAGAGTGGATGTTTGATGATGAACAAGTGCCCTTAATGGGCTTGGAGAATTTTATATGAACCCTGATGATGAATTAGAACAATCAATTTTAACCCTTGGTATGTCTGGTACTACGCTTACTAGCGTATCTCCAAATATTTGGAATGCGAACACTATTACAACTGCTGCTGGCTCTCCTGGTACATTCAGTATTAAACAGACCATTGATGAGATTATGGATGAGCACGTCATCAACCGTATCGCTGTTGACCATAAAGTAACAGCAGCTGAACTCTTAAAGTTACAAGAGGTTGCCCCTGATTATGCTTCAGAAATTAAAGAGAACATCGCCAAGAACTTAGCACGTGATATTGCTAAGAAGGTTATGTTCAAAAAGAAGCACGACAAAGATACTGACGTTCACCACTTCATTGGTCGTGTTTGGGTATTCACTGATGACGAATTGAAAGAGTTGCTACAAAATGTTCATTGATAAAATCAAAGCTAACGACGAAGTGTCTATTCAGCTTATTAGAGCGGAGAAAAAAGTGAGAAAACTTATTGCTGTTGGTGGATCGCCAGGAACTGGTAAGACCACGTTGTTTCGTAAGTATATGGAAAGCAAAGTATTCCAACCAGTTGAACCAGCCAAGCTAGTTTCAGCCATGTATAATACTGAGCGTGACCTTTACGTTCTTGGTAAGTACGAAGAAGGTGAAGTCTTTGCTGGAACAGATCGTTTGTCTATGGCAGTTCAACCAGCTATGCAGGAGTGGATCGCAAGCCATAACTGTAACGTTCTATTTGAAGGTGATCGTATCTTCAATCAGTCTTTCCTTGAGTTCGCCATGGGTCTCCCAGACACCGAGCTTCATATCGTATTCCTGAACGCACCTAAGACCGTTCTCGAGCAGCGATATAAAGATCGTGGCTCCGACCAGTCCGAACAATTCCTAAGAGGGCGAGAAACTAAATATAGTAATCTGCAATCAAATTTTGACTTGATGCCATATATTACTGAGTTTGCCAATACTAACTTAGAAGAACAAGCGAAAGTCTTAGCCTTCCTAGAGGGAAAATTAGGATAAGGACTAGACTTTCTGGGAGTCACTATGCGTTTCCTAGAAAATTTGGACTTAAACTGGATGGAGTTGCTCAACTTCTATGAGCCTCCATTTCGCGCAAAATTAAACCCCTCAAAAATCTGGAGAGACCTAGACGAGTATGAAAATGACTCGGTCGGTCTCTCCAACTACTTTAAGAAGTGGAGAACTAAGATAGAGTTCAAAGAACCACTCAAAAAGAGTTGGGCACTATCTAAATACGTTTCCGTTGGTGGAGAGTATGCCCCTGACGATCGTCAATGCTGTATTCAGATATACACATATGACTACGACAAACATGAGTTCACGATAAAATCTTGGGATAAATTTAAGTATCGTGTTATCCAAACTCTAATGCATGAGATGATTCACTTCATGCAATACAGCCGTCGCTACGACGAGTCTAGTAATTATGTCCTTCCCCACAAGAAGGTCGGACATTCCCTGAAGGATGCTGAACGAGCATACCTATCTGAGTTTGATGAAATCCAAGCGTATGCCCATTGCGTTTATCTGGACATCAAAACGAATCACCCGAACAAAGAGGTAAGTTCATTCCTCACAATGCCGAGGTTAAAAGAACGCTGCCCTTCAACCACGTTGAAGTATATCCTAAAGACATTCAATTACGATTGTCGAAACAACTACGCCATCCATAAATTATTCCAACAGGTTCTAAAGTGGGATCGCAAGTATAAACTAAATAGTCAATAAACGACTAGGGAATATGCATGGCAGCATTAACGATTAAAGACTTCAAGGGTAAGCACGGCGAAACACGTATCGTTGCTTTACTGGAAAAACTTATTGAAGGTCAACGCTCACCGTTCACTACGGTTGACGGTAAACAACAACCATTCAATAAGATTACATACCCAGACCCACGTACTGGTCGTTTGGTTACTAAGAACGCATTAGATATCTCTGAATCTGCGGATATCGCCAACATCATTAGAACTGGCTCGGTTTCATTTAAACAGATTCAACTTTCATACGAGCGTAACAACAAGGTGACTAACCTTGTACCGTTGAGTGATATTATGAAGACTGAAGACTTTGGTGGTAAAGCCAACAAAGGTGATATGGCAGAGGTAATCTTCTCAGCAGCTATTGCTTGTAGATTCTTAAACAAGAACCAAGCTATTACTGACGGTGACGTCATTGATATGATCAAACGTCTAAACGATACTGATACTCACCAAGTTCTTGGTCCAATGAAGTCGCCAAACAAAGAACCAAAGGTAGTTGACGATTTGTATTGGGAAATCAACTCAGCTTTAATCAACATCAAAGCCTTAAAGAATCCACGACACGTTCGTAACCTAAAGAGTATTATTTCATCGAGCGTTAAGTATGCCAACTCAGCAGTAGTTGCTGCCAATGCCAAGAAGTATTACGAGAACAGCTTGTATAACAAAATCGCTATTAAGGCGATTGGTACAGTTGCACAGAACGATACTAAGGTTGACGTGTATGTTGAGATTGATGATAAGAAAGTTGATATCAACGTTTCTCTAAAAGCATCTGGTACTAAACAGTTTGGTCAAGTTGGCGGTGGAACTATTGATAAGCAAAAAGACTTATGGTCTACATTGGTTGACCTAAAAGTATCACCTTCTCTAGAAAAGAAATACTTTGACATTCTAAAGAACGACGGTATAATTGAGGCTAACTCTGCGCTGTATAGTGGTATGGCTGATATGTTTAACACCGTTGCTTCAACAAACCCAGATAGAATTATAGACAGCCTAGCTGACGGTGTAGCATTCTTTGGTACAAGAAAAGACCAATCAGTTGACATGGTTCAACTTACACCTAAAGAAGCTATGATTTATAAGTTCGATAACTTACAAACTGCTTTGAAGTTGAAGAACATAAAACTTGTAGCCAAGTTCATCGACAATAAAACTAAGCCAGAAGTCCGTATTCAGGATTCTAGATCTGGCTCTATCCTTATCACAGTCCGACTGAGAACTGATAGGGAATACATCAGAAACGTGATTGAAAAAGGTAAGCTGATGACTGAGTTGACCGCAATCGTCGCAGCCTAAATATAGAGATATATTGATGGAATCAAAAGGGAATATTAATGTTAAATTTTAAAAGTTTCTTGAAGGAATCTACTCTCCTTAGCGAAGAGTTAATCCTA